ATTAGACACGCAGAAGGCAGAGCTAAACATTTAGAGGGTAGAATCTGTCATCAGTTCAGCCCTAGAATAGAGGGTCATGAATATGATAGATTTTACTGTGGATGTTGGGGCTGGGATTGATAACAAAGATGGAAACGAGGCTGCACGAGTGGTGTATAGCCCCGATAAACCATTATCTTGTGGTGCTCACGTGTGGGTTGAGTCTAAAAACGAAGTAGAGATATACTAACTGCTCTCCAGCAATTCAATAATCTCATCGTACTTGTCTACACATTCCTGATGGAACCCTTTGGTCCCTAAAGACTCATCTGAAGAATATTCTCCCCACCACTGCTCTGGTGTTCCTCCTTTATCGTAATACTCAACAACATCCACATGCGTGTCTTTACACGATTGTAGATACTCAATAGCGTCTTCTATTTTCATAGGGGAGCAATATCTTTCTCTCTTAGATGAGACATTTTTGTCTTCCCTCTTAGACGAGGCAAATCATAATAACAACTAACTCCCACGCTGAGACTGCGTTTCTTTGATCTTTGTATACTTATCGCCAGTCTCTTTTGAAACAATACCAAAACCTAGATCTGCAGCTTCCGTAATTGCTGACTTGAACAACTCAATATCATCTTGAGGGAACTCGGTTACAGGAACTGCAACACCGCAATAGACATCGATATTCTCGAAGTTACCAGTGTTCACCTTCCGATTTACCCCACATACAACCATAGGAAAGGGAATCATTCCTCGAATAGCGTTCTCAGCCATTTCTTCTAGTACATTGGTGGACTGTTCCTGAGAATTCTTATTAATCTTAGGCAACGTAAACTCCTATTTTTTGTTTGACAACCTGGACAACCTGCTGAACCTGCTCTTCAATCGTAATTTCAGTTACATCAATTATTGCATCATACCATTCATCTGGAATATTGTTCAGATCAGTCTCTGAGCTATGAGAAATCTCACTAACTAACATTGCAACACCATCTCGTTTAACCTGGCGCTCCTGCGCCTTCTCAATTGTTGATGTAAACTTGATTAAAATCCCATTAGGATGATCTTTAACAAACTGATTCTCATTATAAAAACGACAATCAGATATTAGAACTCCGAAGTTAGGAATATCATCCAATTCGTCCTCGGTTTGTGATATTTCATCTATACGGAACTGTCGATAGATTTCATTAATCTTACGCCTCATCCACTTAACCCATACATCATTATTATAAGCCCGCATTAGGTCAGTTCCAACATGCTGGTAAAATTGGCGGGGCTTGCCATCAGATGGGCAAGGGTAAGTGGAGATCTCTTCTACCATCTCAATTAAACGCTTGTAAGGTGGCGCACCATATATGGGACTATCACCAAATACGTCCAATAGACAAGCATGAATTTCGTATCTGATTCTATCAGTAAGATGTTGACCTTCTGTGTCTTGACGTATTCGTGCCATGCGCTTAAGAGGCATGGCAAAATACAAATGCTCCCACGTTATACCAGACTCGACATTTTCGCCGCTACCGTGTCGTGCAACTGGAGCAAGAATGTCAGCGATTGTTGTCTTGCCGGTAGCATATCCACCAGCAATCCCTAATACAACAGGGTAGTCAGATTTAAAATCCATAAGGAACCTTCTCATGATATTGGAATCGATCTGTTCATACTACATCAGATCTTTGCTGATTGCAACATCACAGGCATGTGAATTTAATCATTTTCTACCTCTTTTTACGATGTGTCGAGCTAGATCTGATAAGGCTGTATCCCTCTCAATGGCCAAGTCTGTGCCAGCATCCCACGCTTCAAGTGCATCATTTTGGTCAATATCTTCATATAAAACAGTGACCTTCATATGGGGCCAGCCTATGACGGGATCTTTTATGGTTTTTACTAGCTCCCAATTGTTCAACGATGCTATAGGATAATCTAAAACAACATACTCAACAAATGGAGAAGATGTTAAGGTCTCCATTGTGTCTTCTGCCTCCTGTGACTCGTATAGATAAACGTTATCACCACTTATAAGCGTTAAAGCTGCCCATATTTTGGCGGGAAAATCTTCTACCTCACTAGATACCATCACATATGTCAAGAAAATTGCTCCTCTTCAACTAATTCTCGTAACTTAGCTCTTATCTGAGCTAGATGATCACGAACTGTATTAGGGTGTTCAGTTGTTATGTTTGCAATATCCAAAGTTCTGTTGTGATTAACATAACGCCACTTCAAGAGCTGACGTTCTTGTACGGTTAGTCTATCAAACGGAAACTCTGCTGTCTCTCCGGACACCCATTTTTCATCTATTACCTCTGTAAATACTAGTTCATCAGCTGCGGGTTCAGGTGGACCGGTAAACCCATTGGGGGCACCATCATTGCCAGCCTCTTCAGCGTATGAGTCATCATCTATCAAAGCAAAAGTCCTCCTGCCCAACTGGTCAATCAAAAGTAGCTCGACATTCTTCTTTAACAGATAAAAAAAGTAGCTATAAAGATAGCCACTAAATGGGATTGCGCCCCTCTTTTCATAGCGTTCCACTGCCTGCAAAAAGGTCATCTGAACAGTCTGTTCAATATCCTCAATATCTCCATATCTTCTTACCATATATGTAATACCTCGCATAACTTCATCAACTTGCTTGCGAGAAGCAAAATTTAATTGATTACGTGATAGTTTGATTCTTACATTTTTATCTTTGACAAGCAATGCAATGAATCTACGTATGTCATAATCAGACAAAGAGTATCTATTATAATATAACATAGATACATACTTAGTTAGGAAATTAGAGAATATCTCAAGCATTTCGTTCTGTGCAGCGTCCTCACCAGTTTTAAATCTCTTAATAAGAGCCTGTATCTCTTTCTCTGATAAGGAGTAATATTGTTCATTGATAGTTTGTTTTTTACTCATAGGTTTATTTTGTCTCCCAGTTCGTTATTTGTTTCGAGTAGAGTTTCTTAATCTTGGTAAAATCAAGAATTATGGGAACACCGATCTCTTCACAGAACTCTCTATTAGCTTTAGAGTTTCCAATGATCATGATAAAATCTTTAAACTCGTCAGGGTAATACTTGGCGAATCTTTTAAGTTTAATCTTGCTGTTTTTATCCATGTATCCTTTAACTTCCAGCCACTGGTCTGTTCGTGGGAGGTAGATGTCAGGGATGTATGCCTTATTGCCTCTCTTGATTGGATAGGTAAACACGCGGGGTTCAAATTTGTATGGGATATCAAAACTTTTCAATAGCCGCAAAACATCTGCTTCCCAACCACTACGAACAACCATGTCTAGATCTGGACGATAACCCGTCTTTGTATGAGCGTATGCACTGCCTCTTTTGTATTTGCTGACCTTCGTTGTTTTTATAGTTCCTTTTATTTTATTACGTGTGTGTTTAGGTGATGTTCTTTTTGCTCGTTCAAGAAAAAAGCTCTCTTCAATTAGTGGCTCCTTAGCTTTCTGTTTCTGTAATGTTTTATGTCTTATACGTATAGCATCAGAACTACGATTTAAAACTTTAGCAACGAACTCACTATCGTGTTTCGGGTAATTAGACAAAAGATATAGATCTTCCTCTTCAGTCCATTTCATTGGCATACGAATACCTCTTTAAATTTGGTTATATATCATATGATAATAGTTTTTTTAGAAAAGTCAAGCAGACGACTTGCACGCCTCTCGTGAACGTGGTACTGTTCTCCTTGTCAGTCACACACAACACAAACAAAACAAGGATAAAAAATGACTGAACGTCTTAGCATCGTTGCCGAAGATTACTACACCTCCCGTGTAAACAAGTATCTCGACGCAGGTTTTTCGCACGACGAAGCTGAAGAGCGTGCTGATCTTGATCTTGTCGAGTGGAGCAACCCGGCAGCATATGACCTCACAGGCGAAGAGCAGGAGTTCTACGGCCTAGAGATGGCACTCTGATAAGATAACAATAAAAGAAGCCCCCTTGGATCTGCCAGGGGGGCTTTCTTCTTTAGTCTTTTTTGATTAGTATCTGTTACGCATTCTTGCCTTACCTGTCGGACAGGCACCTGTCTTTGCGAAATCGCAAAAAGAGCATATACGAGAGTTTTGTGTGGGCAAGAAATTGCGTTCCCCAATTATACCATTTATCTTTTCCAGTACTTTATCGTGTATCTCTGGCATATCCTGAGGCTGGAACCAATGCCCCTTACGCCTAGCACTTCTAAGGTAGTACAACTCACCGTAGATTGGGACATCAGGATATTCTTGAGCCATTGCTAACACATAGATTCCTAACTGTAGATCAGTAGGAATATTCTTTTTAGCAACCTCATTTTTTCCGGAATTGTGAGTAACAATATAGTCGTTACTCACGTAAAGTCCATCTTCATTTTCTACTCGAATACACTGCATCTTTTGATCAGGTACTGGTTCAATACTCTTAATCCTGCGAGCATCGTTATTCTTTCGTTCTTTGAATCCTTCTCGTTTATAGGTTAGATAGAATGGATTCATTTTGATGCGTGTATTGATCACATATGAATCTTTGCACGGGATAAATACTCCATCTTTATCTTCGTAGCCCGCTTTATGCTGTGACCACATAGGTAGCCCGCCAAGTGATCGTAACAGCTCCACAATTCCATCTTTCAATGCTGGTGTGGTTGTCACAAAAGCAGTTCGAGTGGATGTTCCACCATCTGTATCCATAAGACCCTGAAGCAATGCATGTCTATCCTCTACAGAAGCTCTTAGATACTCTTCGGGGATATAAAACCTGGACTTGGAACCTTTACCCGTCATTCCAAGAGATTCTAGATATTGCTTATAACCATTGCGCCTAGAAGGAGAAGAGATCCGGTAAACATTCTCTTCATCGAATTTAAGCTCCAGTCCATCGGGCAATGAATCAGCAACTCTGTCCAATATCTCCTGGTCTTGTGCATGAATCTTTATTACCCCGGAAGAGGTGCCTCCGTCTCCTAAAATAACTCCTAACGTATAAGGATCGATAGGTAAGGGCTCTTCTCGCTTGTTGAACTCCACTGGCTCGACCGTCGGAATAGCATATCGATAATTCCAACCGCTTCGCAAAGGTCTTGAAGCTAACTCAGATACGGTCACAGTCTCTTGCTTCCCTATGAGATTTGTGACGGTCCAGAGATGAGAGTCCGAACAAATGGTAGAAGTATTATCCGTGAATGTTACACGGTAAGCCGGCACTGTACCTTGTGGATATACGCCAACTACATTAACTTTATTGCCGTTACCTCCAATCACCTCGTCATCGACTTTGATATCACCCATTCGAGTCCACCCATCAGGGGTAAGGATGGGAGTATCAAGAGGTTGTGCTTTGTAGTCTACGACTCGAATTCCACCACTTGGATCACGAAGCAATAAATCGATATACCCAATAATCCGAGCAGATCCTATAATAACCTCAAATTGTCTCTCTTTATCTATAATATCAAACACATCATCTTTGTGTCGATCAACAAACTCGCCAAGCATAGTCTCGCCTGCCTGGAGAAGTTTATTATCGATCAACTTATCAGGATCGTACTCCTCACGGTAGTCATACATAAGGTCCACGAGATTGTCGTAGACAAGCTCACTGCCTACTGCATCTTCTAAGACCGAGTGCATAACATTCCCCATAACCGCTGGAGGACCAAAGACTCTATCTTCCTTTTGAATATATGTATAAAAGTACATGCTATTACACATATCAAAAGTGTTCAAACGGCTGTAGCTCATGTTAATAAGAGCTAATTCCTCTAATTCATCTAAGTCTTCTAATTTACGTAGTTTCATATGATCCTTTTTCCGAAGTGTCAACAAACTCTATAGCTACATATTCTAAAAACTCAGGTGATTCACTGAATGTTGTTTGATATGGCCAAAACCGCAAAATAGGATCATCCCTATCAGGAAGCTCTAAATCCGCATAATCTTGCAAATCGATAAGCGGATGTGTACCATCCTTATACATAATATGATCCATCAATACCGTCAACGCCTGCATTTCAGGTTCATCAAGCTCAACGATATATGTAGTGCTCTGTTCTTTTTTAATATTAGCCATTTGACGAATCCTCTAGTTTGACTTCTATCATTGGAAGAGTACCGGGTTCCCAATATGCATCACAATATTCACAGTCCCATGAATAATCACTCCTATACTTAACACTGTAATGGATATTGCCTTCACACATCTATATCCTCATTTAGGTGTTCATCTAGGGGAAGATAACCATCTTCATCAAATAAAGAAATGTACTCTTCAATTAATCTGCCATTCTCATCAACTGCTTCACCGTCCTCGTTGAGCTGAAAGGTGATGTTTGTTTCAGTGTCAATGAACCAACCCTCACCAATAGGCACCAATGTTCCTAATTTCATATAATCGTCCATCACAGTAAACCTCCTAAACTGATTATGATAAAACCTACCACCCCAGCCAATAATACAGCTGCAATGATAGGCATGAAACGTTTCTTGGGGCGGTAATTAACTTCATCATTTAACTTTTGAGCAATCTCTTTCATCGCTGGAATATCCAATTCACTGATCTCCATAGCTGCAAAACCAGACTTAAACCAGTAACGATTAGACATCTGTGGATCATCGAATTTATGTATCTCTAGCACAACAGTACCGGAGCTAGGTTCGAAACGTGCAATCTCATTCGGGGTCATATTGCTGAAACCTCTCTATCACTCGAATTGGATGGGGTCCCATTCAGGGTCGTTCAATTGTTCTCTTTTGTCTTGAAGATAAGATTCCCAATCTCTTTCATCCTCTGTCTCCTGATTTGTGTCAACACTTTCCTGGAATGGATCATTAGGGAGTTTGTTTTTGACCATTTTCCCATTCTTGAGTCGGTACTGTAAAATACCCTCCTTACACCTGCATTGGTCGTCTATATCGTGTGGGTCACGTTTTCCCTCTTCGTCCCATCTGCCACTGCAGCCATTGCATTTGTCGTATTTGCCTTTGTCTTGACAACGATAGCACGAACTGCACATAACAAAGCAGGGTAGTGTGCCGGGATTGCGATAAATTGAACCACTATACATTAATTTGACTCCTTGATAGAAACTCTAATTCTTCCTCGATCTCTGAAGAGACCGGTTGTACAAACTCTGCAACTATATCTACATATCCATCCGGAAATACGATCTTTACTGGACGATCACCAGGACAGGATTGTACTGCCTCTTGTATTCTTGTTATGATATCATAATCAGGAACATTTTGAAAGTTAATAAATATTGGCTCTCCATAATCGAAGTCGGGCACTTCAGGGTAATTAATGCTTTCAAAGTAAATCTTTGATATGGAGTGCTCTTCGTCACCCTCTTGTGCTACTCGTCCATCAATAGTCACAATAGAACCTTCTTCAAATTCTTGACCCTTAACAGCGCCGGGAAAGACTACAATGGTGGTTGAGCCTGTTAGGTCGTCTAACTCTAAAATATACATGGTCTGACCTCTGCGGGTGTTTTTCTTTTCCACCTTAGAGATTAATCCACCCACAGTTACATTAGTCCCGTCTAATAGATCTGACAGATCTTCAATTGTAGAAGTAATCAAAGGCTCTAATGCATGCCATACACCAGCAAGAGGATTTTCAGTGATATAGAAACCAAGCTCAGCTCGTTCTGCATCAAGAATGGACATCTTCTGTTCACGATTAATCATCATCTCAGGTTGGTTAACAATAATCTCGTCAAATGCACCTGAATTATAAAGGTGCTCTAGAATTGCTTTATTGAGTACATCAGTATTTGTTCTTCTCATGAAATCATAAATACTAATGTAATCTTTCCCCCGCCCATCCATGATACAGTCTACGATTGCTTGCCCAACTCCTTTGATAGATGCTAAGCCAAACAAAATAGCTTTATCGTTCTCAACTCGGAAGTCCGGTAAAGACTTATTGATCGATGGCGGCAATATTTCAATTCCCATATTATTTGATTCATTAAGGTATTTAGTCAGATCATCCTGAGTCTTGGAAGTACTTAGCAATGCTGCCATATACTCCGCTGGATAGTTGAACTTCAGATAGGCAGTCACATAGCTGACCATGCCATAAGAGGCGGCATGGCTTTTATTGAAAGAGTTGTGCGTCACGATTCCATTGGCGACGAAGTTGTGCGGGTCATCCATCACTACTTCATAGGTATCCTCCACACCAACGTACGAAATATCTACAATAGCTACACCCCGGGCAGGATGCCCCTTCTCCCATCGGCGACGGCGGTTATTGTAAGCATAGTCATGACTCTTATGGCAAGACACGCAAAGCATTCGGAGATTGCTTTCCACATTGTTTTTGCGATTGCCATCTAGGTGAGCTCGTTCGAGTCGGCGGTCACCTTCTCCGCAATCCTCGCAATAAGTCGGAGCCTGGGCGGTCCAGGCTTCGAGTGCAGCATAGCCCCCGTTGATGTATCCGTAGTTAGCTACACCCATCTTGCCTTGTACTGCGCCTACCAGCTGACGTTCACCCGAGGTAAGCCGCGTTACCTCGGAGTCGTATATATGCCGTTCGTAGCCAGCATCGACTATCAGTTCATCACCAACGTGAAGGTCTCTGAGCTTTCGAAACCCGTACATACTAAGATGTCGATGATCCTCACTCGAAGTCAAAGACTTCCCGTCAGCCAATGTAACCCTGTATACAGGTTTGGCTCCCGTAGCGAGAACATCAAGTATACGAGTCGGCCGAATACGTCCATCTTCGAAGCAAGAAAGCGCATAGAGTCCCTTGCTGCGAAACTTCTTCAACCAGGCGTAGCAACGATTTGAGCAATACCCTCGAATGTAACGCTTTTTTTGGATCGACTTCGATGCCTCACCACAGACAACACAGACGGTAACTTTGGAATTGTTGCGAGCCACCGGCAATAGTGAATGCAGCTTAGCGTACAGCTCAGCAACCGTAATACCATCACCATGTTGACTAGAAGACGCCAACGATATCCTTGCTTCACCCGTAAGGCAGTAACCTCCATGGTACTCAATGTCTGAGTAAACCTGGTTTGCTTCAGCTGATGAGAGGATGCCGACCTCGGCCGCGCCTGCTATGAAGCGTTCACGCATCTTTACAATCTTGTCTTGCAACTTTTTTCCGACCGCTTTGCGTAGGTCGTCCGCTTCTCCCGGGGAAAAGCCAGCTAGATTCCTTGCGACCAATAAAACATCCTCCTGATAAAGAAGAATCCCGCGACTCGAAGACAGCAACTCATCAAGCGCGGTGATGCCCTTCGCTTCATGCCCTTGACGACGTGCGATATACATTTTATCCATACCTGACCCCATAGGGCCAGGCCTATAGAGGGAAATTAAAGCCATTATATCCTCAATAGAATTTGGCTGTAGCGCGAGCATAATCTCCCGCATGCCACTACTATTGTGCACAACAAATGAGTTAGCAACGTAATTATGATAGGGGGCACTCATCACAAGGTCATACGTCTCCTTGTCTCCTAAGTATTCCTTGTGCTGAATCGGTACAAACTTAAATCCCTTCGGGATTTTTGGGCATTCCCAATTCACGAGACTCTTATATTCGAAAGCAATCTCCGCCATATCTTCCTTCTGTACCAAAACCAGTGTCTTGCTGCACTGTCGCCTAAAAGCTTCAATCTTGGCCCTGTCAAGTGGGCGCATAAAGCCTTTAATTTCATAGAAGCAATTATGTCCTGGAACCCAGAAATCAGGAGTATACGTTACGTCCTTCACTACGCCGTCCACCTCTACCATTAGGTGGAATGTCTGAGGCTCGTACTCGTAGTCTTCGTCAATTAACTTGAGGACCCGAGCAAAATCTGCTTCCCAAGTTGAACGAACATAGTGCCCCAAATCAGGACGATATCCCCCCTTAGCGTGAGAGGTCACCTTGCCGTACATGTGATTCTTGCTACCTTTCATGGCTTCAGACATACGCTTCAGTTTGCGTTCAACTTCCTCAGGGGTGTTGTAGTCGCTCAGGGTCTTGCCTGTAAGAGCTAAAGATATATTCTCACAAGCCCTATCCCATCTTGGGTCATCGCCCTTCTTCATCCCCTCGTTCCAGGTTGTCCCACCAGACTGTAGGTATCTTTTGCGCCCAGCAGAAATTGCCTCTCCGGATTTGGAAGGATTAGAATGAAACGTAGCAGAACAAGAGTAACATCGTTCGCTCCGATACCCACTCAGAAGCTTATTGCAGTCGATGCAGAATCTGGCCGAGTACTTAACCCCACCGTCCTCGGTAACTAGGACCGAATCCCCCTTTTCAAGATCACCCATTTCCCTCCACCCGTCGGGGGTCATGAACCTATGCTTCAGCGTCCCCCTCACAAGACGGCCATCTGCTACGAGTCCATACACAGGCTTGACGCCTGAATTAACCACCTTGATGATTCGGTTACGAGTTACTTTCCCCTCAGAGAAGGATAGAGATCTTATTTTCTGGTCAAGGCCCCCTGATTCTTGCATGCTGTAAAGCTTCTTGAGTGAGTGAGTACCCACTCGGGTGTCGCCAGTGAGACATTCTAACTGAAAAATACCTTGAGACTCTCCATTGCGCATATGCTTATATGTTTTTTCATCATTCAAAGGAATCTGTTCAATATCAATATCTATATCACGAGTTTGTTTGATGTTGTCAACACAGATGTCTATCGTGCCCAGATTGGTCAATCCCAAAAAGTCAACCTTTAACAACCCACACTGCTCCACCCGATGCATGTCCCATTGGGTTACGGCAAGACCAGGCGTACCATCTTTATTTGGTCGTTGCATGACTGGCACAAAGTCTGTTATATCACTTTGTCCAATAACTACCCCGGCTGCATGGATTCCCGGTTGACGATAAATACCCTCAAGATCCATTGCGCTGTCGATAATAGTCTTTGCGTCAGAATCTGATTTGTATTTCTCGCGGAAATCTTTAGATTTCTTTAAAGACTCCTTGATGGTGAGATCAACACCCAATACAGGATTAGGCATAAGCTTGGTCAACTCATTAGGAAAAGTGAAGTCATAACCCAGAACACGAGCCACGTCTTTAATCGCACTCTTGGCCTTAACTCTAGCAAATGTACCAATGTGCGCAACACGACTCACTCCATATTTCTGGCGAGCATACTCGATAACTTCATGTCGACGTCTGTCATCAAAATCCAAATCTACGTCAGGTGGAGATTTTCTGCCATCGACTAAAAACCTCTCAAACAAAAGTCCATGCTCTAGTGGATCCAGATTAGTAATACGAAGTGCGTAAGACAGAATAGAACCGGCTGAAGATCCACGACCCCAACCTGTTCGAATGCCATTATCTCTTGCCCATCGTGTCAGGTCTGACACAACCAAAAAGTATCCTTGGAATCCACTCTTCTTGACAACACGAAGTTCGTGCTTAACTCTGTCAACCACCTCGTCACTAAGTGGTTCCGCATACCTCTCCTTGATACCCCCCCATGCTTTCTCTTCCAAGAAAGAGTCAACAGTTTTACCCTCTGGAATTGGAAACTCTGGAAAGTAGAATTCGCCAAAGTTGAGCTCTACATCTACCATGTCTGCTATGTGAAGAGAATTATCAAGCCACTCTTCTTCGCCTCGGATGAGCATCTCATCATAAGATTTTAGGTAGAACTCTTCTGGCTTGAACTTAAATCGATCTTCTTCGTCTACCGTTGAACCAGTACCTGAACACAACATCAGATCATGAATGTAAGAATCTTTTTTATTTACATAATGGCAATCTCCAGACATAACAGGTTTAGCATTCAGCTCTCTAGCAATGCGAACCAAATCACTTTTCACCTTTTGTTCTTCTGGAATCCCGTGATCCATGATCTCAATGAAATAGTTTTCTTTGCCGAATACGTCCTGCATACGAGCAGCAGATTCTAGTGCCGACTTGTAATCATCACGCAACAACGCTTGACAAACCTCGCCTCCGAGACAACCACTGAGTGCTATAACGCCCTCGTTATGTTGAGAGATAAGATCAATATCTATGCGTGGTTTACCATAGAAACCCGTAAGATAGCTCTCTGAACTCATCTTGATAATGTTCTTGTAGCCTTCCAAATTCTTCGCCAACATGATTAGGTGGTATGGGCCACGTTGTTCAAACTCTGCGGTTGCCTTACCCGCTAATTCTTCTGGGTCTCTATCAAATCGAGTTTTGCGGGCTTGATATGCTTCACAACCCAGGATTGGCTTAACGCCGGTTTCTTTACCGGCATCATAGAAATCTAACCAACCATGCAGGTTGCCATGATCTGTTATAGCCAGCGAGTTCATGCCGAGTTCTTTGGCGCGATGAAAATAATTGTCTATATTACCGTGTCCATCTAACATAGAGTAGGATGTGTGATTATGCAGATTTGTCCAGTTTTTACTCACGGGCACCTCGTCTGTCACTACTTCTTTGAGTCGTTCCTGTAAAAGCCTGACCCTTTAAAGGATATACCGCCTACTGCGTATATGCGTGATAACGGTTGGGAACAACATTCCACCTCTATATCTCTATCTTTAAAAACATACTTTTTTAGACACTCTTTGCAGCGAAACTCATAAAGTTTCAAAGTCATTTGAGTCCTCGTTTCCTATCCTGATCAGATAGTGCTTTTTTCTCTTTAGTCACATCAACAATTCTAGTGACTCCACCACACCATTTACATGGTGGTGACATTCCCGATTTGTAAAATGAACTATTTTCTACATACTTATCTGATTGTCTATTTTTACATTCTGTGCAAACTGCAACATACTCGACCATTAGTTTATCATCCTTTCAATATAACTTGAGGATCTTCGGCGAACTTCTTTTCAGCTGCGCGCATAGCGCTCTTAAGTGTAGCTTTTGCTTCTCTTACTTCTAGCCCTATTTCTAATGCAATATCAATCATAACATCAAAAGCCTTTTGTGGATCCATATCAGCTTCCATCATAGAAAGAAATAATTTATACCCTTGTCTACTAAGCGTAACATTGCGATTTTTGTTTACCTCTGTGTTCTTTAGATTATCTATCACTTCAGACCAAACTTTCTTGACAGAAAAAGGTGTACGCTTTTTAACTATAGACGTTCCGTACTTGCCAAACAATTCAGCTCTTTTTTCTGCTGCTCGTTCTCTAGCCTCCTCAACTTCTGAGTCATATAAACTGAGTAAGTTTTTGTACCATTCATTTGCACTAATCGAAAGCTTGATCCCATCAGGATTGAATAGCTCATGTGGCTCTTCTGCATAACTGCGAATACTTTCTGAAGTTGCAGACAGCATACCGTGAGGGATTTCCACCTTGTAGAGATTTGTTTTTTGATGAATAGAGTTATTCATTCGCCACATGCGACGAGGGTCGTAAACAGAAAAATCAAGAGTGCTTAGGTCTAGTTCCTCTTCTACTTTTCCAGCTATAAACCGGAAACCTTTATCGAGATTTACGCTAGGAGAAATGCCAACAGCTATAGGTTCAACCTCAAGATGAAAACCTTTTGAGCCGGTGAAATAAACGTGAATATGCTTTGTTTCTATGATGTTCTTAAGGTAATTGTATAAGATATTCACTTCTCGTAATGGTAAATCAATAGATTGATCATCATCAAAATCAAAATAAATGGGTCCAAATCGTGTGCTTGATTCTATATTGCGTTTATTGTATCTGAATACAGATGTGTATACACCCAAAAGCTTATTCTTCTCACGGTAATCGAGAACTTCCTGACCCCACTCTAGTAGAATAGACTCCTTGGTTTCATAGTCCTGATGCCGAACAACTGCTTCAACCTTTTTCCCAGTCTCTTTGTCAATCCATTGTCGATAGCACGCTGCTTCTACATACTTCCATTGAGCCAATCGAGAATTAGAGGGGATCAACATTATGACCTTCCTCCTGATCCCATTTCCATATGGTTATACCGTCTCTGTTTTCTTCATCGTGATACACACGATGATAAGCAGCTTCTCTTAATACTCTATCAAAGATTTTTCTCATGTAAAGTCTACGCAAAAACCTTTGGGCACGCGGGATCTCTACTGAGTTGCCCATCGCCACTCCTGGTAGTTGTTTCCATCGACAATTATATGTAGCCTGCTTGCTATTAGATCCGCGAAATGCATCATCCATTCTAAACTACTGACTGGCACAGTCTCGGGTATTGCTGACCACCGACCCATGTGACAGCGTATAAGACGAAGCGTCTTTTCTAATAGTTCTTCATCCACCCAAAGAGAAGAGGAAGCTGAATCATCTGATTCTTTTGAGTCCAACTCTTGCACCCAAAGGATGATCTTGTCAACAGTATAAGCATGCATTGGGTCATACTGTAAACCCTTACCTTCGATAAATATGTGTTTAGTCACATCATGCAATATGGCAGCGGCAACTAGTGCATCGCAATCGTCGTTAGACCTGTCTTGCGCTACTGCTAACATGCTCACAGTACGAACAACACGTTTAATGTGGAGTATATTTCCACATTTTTTATGCTCATCTAATGGGTGGCCATCAACGGAACCTAATGTTGGAACTGTCCAGAAATAGTTGGGTATTTTACACAGTACTGATCGAACAAAAGAGGACAAACCTAAATCTTGGATCATGTCTATCTCTTCTAGGAGGGGTTCTAAAATTTTATTTTCATTAGCCATGATTTCACCAGAGTCTTCGTCCTCTATGATACCCTTTAGAACATCATCCATAATTAACCTATTTCGATATTGGATTGCGGCCAACCGTCAAACTTAGAACATTCTTCATCAAATGGACAGGTCTTACAATAGGTAGTATAGCCGCGTCTTGGTATGTGGATCTGTGTGTCGCCAACTTTGTTGGCCCAGTAAAGTAACCCATTCAAATCAGATTGTTGTGGTTGCTCTATCTCAAGAAAACTATTCTTTGGAGAAGCTAGATGGTACAAATTCAAATCAACCTGAGCATCTTGACCATGTTGGTGTTGAATAGCTAACTTCAAAGCAGCAAAATCCATACCAAGATAACCACGATCTGGTTTTCTTTGTCTTCCACCCCATTTGATGATTGAATAAACATTATCATTGGATTTTAGCATAAGATCTATCTTACCGTGAAGCCTAATGTCTTTTCGTAAGGGAACCAGAAAATCTTCAGCAATCACCACTGGAATCCGTTGATCCGATGCAAAATCTTCATAAAAAGTCTCTAAAGCAGCAGTGGCGACATTACTAAATGAGGCAAGATTGCCAGTGCTTATATCGTTTTTCTGAACGGCCATATCATATGCTGTCATATCTTTAGGAAACCATAACTTTTCCCATCGATTTAAGATTGCTCTATAAGAAGGAACCAGACCGGCTTGCTTCTTGTAGAAGAAATAGGATGCAATTTTATAAAGTGTATTCTCAAACTTTTGAACTAACAAGTCCCGAGAAAACATAGGTTCTCTAAGCTCATCTATATATCGATACCGGTAGAAAAGCTCACACACTTTAAAATCATGTATAGAATCTACAGTAACATCATGGACCTTTGTCGTTTCTCGTGCTTTCAACGAAACCCTCCATCATCATCAATAATATCTGAAATCGACATCTCTTTTTCGTAGTCGCCCGCATCAACTGGCATATAGTCCTCATAAGATTTGTGATGATCATTATACCTTACCAGAGGTGGGTTCATCATGAAAGATACACCAGTGATCCTATTCTTAGGAATCTGTAACTGCATAATATTATCGTCTTGTGCATCATCACCTGTTGAGGATTTAGCACGTGTTAAGAACAATGCCACCGAAGACTTTTGGGCAATCGCTAAAGACCCACCAATGTCTGACTGTTGCACAACTTCCCGTCGTTCCTTCATTCGGTTAGAGTTTTCCTGAGCAGTTATCATAATTACAGAATGTAACTCTTTAGCAAGTTTCTCCAGTCTAACCATCATCTCTTCGTACTGTCCCCAGCGAGGTAAGTTCTTGCCGTTACCTTTAAGGAACATGGATTGAATAGTGTCAAGGATTATCACATCAGGAGCCTTACCTTTATGTGCAATATCTCTTATCCATGCTTCTATGTCCTCAAAATAAGGAGTTTCCGGATCGTGTTTAACAATAAATCTCTTACCCCATCTTCTCATAGTTTCTTCAAAGAGTTGTGTGTAGTGCCTCTTCTCTAGGTCGCTTAAATCACCACCTTGGTAAACATTTTGTTTTGTAATCTGCGTAAATAAAACCCTTTCCCAATGTGCTCTTGCTTCTTCGTAGTTGACAAAAAGAACCGTGTGACCAAGTTCTACCCAATAATTCATTAATGTTTTTACGAATGTGGATTTTCCTAGGCCTGATGCAGCCAATATCGAGTGCACCGCCCCTTTGCAAAACCCGGACTCTGGATCGTAGCCTAATGCCTTATTTAATTCAGGGAATGGTGTCTTAAGAAAATCAGGCAACTCCCACAAAGACTCCGCGTCATCAGCTATTTTAATCCCATCAACAACTGTCTTTAGAGGATCATTGACACCATTATTTAATCCTCTTATCTCTTCGGCAAGCTTTCCTATATTATCACTGGCTGCACTATCTAATACCCGAGTGTCACCAAGAATATTGCCAAGTTGATCTGTCAACTCTCTTTGTTGTATCCGATTATATCGAATCTTTAACACAGAACTAACAGCATCAGGTCTAGACAATTCTATCTTGTCAGAATCTTGTATGAAATTATCTACACCTTCTTTGCCACCAAGAGCATCGAAGATTAATGTTTCTTTTTCAAGCCATGATTTAAAAGCTACTTTATCAACAATTTCTGTACCAGTTTGATCATGAAAATCCAAAAGAGCCTGATAGAACTCGGTATAACCTTTCCCCTCTTGTTCTAAAGTTTTGATAGGAAGGTGCTTTTTGAAATAGTTAATAGCTCCATCTTTCCTAAACGCTAAAGCAAAAACCTGTGTAGAGAAAGATGGTTCTTTTGTTTCAGTTGTCACGACTGTAGTGAGCCCTCCTAATTTTTAGTTTCTGCCCTGCTGTCGCTTCATTTTTCTGTACTGTTCTTTACGGTATGCTTGTTGCTGTTTTTTAAACTTTTCGTAATAAGGTTTACCTTTATAGTTGGGACTTTTTTCTTGCTGAACAACCGGAGTACGTCGAATGGCCTCTAACATTCTAGAGTAAACGTTTTCTTCAGACAGATCATCATTATAGCGAAAAGCTACGAGACCGATACCTAGATCCTTACAAATTTGAATCTTACGCTCATCACGTGACTGAGAAGCCAAGAATCCTTCTTTATCCCTGTGGAAGTATTCGCTGAAAAAGAAATGCTGACGACCATGATATTCAGCTGCAAGATTATATGATGGACAATATATATCTAGCCGCAATCTTTCACCAATATGTTCTTCAGTACGAATCTCTTCACCTGGAAGCAGTTTCGTCATGACGGTCATAAGTGCTGCTTGCCCTCTAGAAACATGACCTTTATTACGCCGGACCCACGTAAGACCTAAGTTACGCATCTCCTTTTTAACCTCAACCTCGGTTTTATTTAGTTCTTGTGCCATCTCTACAACAGATAGATTTGTTCCAAAAACCATATCAGTGAGTCGGTCATCTTGATATTCATCCCAAACCATTTTAAGAGGGTCCTTTCGTTCGATGCTTTAGATTTAGTATTTACTCTAATTAGAAAAAAGCATCACCGGATCCCTAATAAAATTACCATACTAGGCTAGTAACACAAGAAGAAGAACAAAGAGGGGGCGACATAGAGTCGCCCCCTCTTGCTTGTTTCTGTGTCAGGCGCTCTGAACCTGTTCTGATTCTGACCTTGCTTCAGCAGCTGTGATCTGCTGTACATCCATGTGCTCACCAAGAATATCGGCATCTACGCCACGCTTACGCTGAGCAGCTAGCATCGCTTCACTCTTATTGTTAGCCGAAACGATCTGGGTGTTGGTCACGGTCCAGTACTTGCGGTTGCGCTTGCTCATTTATGATCCTTTGTGTCTTGTGTTGTAGTCAGCGGTTATCTCCGCTGCCTCCGATCTTACCACGTTCTTTTCTGCTTGCCAACTTAGAGAGGTTCATCTCACCAACCTCGTCAAGAGTATAGCCTAACGAACCGGCCATAGCTGCAACATACCACAACACATCCGAGACCTCAAGTGCAAGCTCCTTCTTCTTCTCGTCAGAAAACTCTCCACCTTCATCTCGAAGTACCTTGCCAACCTTTTCTGCAACCTCGCCAGCTTCACCGGCAAGTTTTAGGGCTGGATAAATCAGACCATATTCTGGAGGAAAGATAGCAGTGGTCAATGCTGCCTCTTGATATTCATTCAAGTTCATTATCGTCCATTCTCTTATCTCTAGTTTTCTC